CACGAAGGCGAGCCCGATGGTCAGATGTTCGGCCAGTCCGGTCTCGATCCCGAACCACGGGAACACCACGATCTGCGTGGCGATGGCCAAGACGTAGCCGACGACGACATTCGTCGCGGCCTCGAACATCGACATGGCGCGGGTCTGCTTCAATGGCTGGTCCCTCCCGTGGCCGTCACGGCGGGGATTGCCACAGCAGCACCACGGTACACGGCCGCAACGTCCACGATGATCACGGTCTCGGGACGCCGCTTCAGCACCTCGACCAGATCGGATTCGGTGACCAGCCCGACTGTCTGGCTGGGTTGGTTCTTGCCCCAGTCAGCGCAGAAGAAGGTCCGGCCCACGATTTCCGAGATGTCGTTCATCCCGGCGAGGTCGTCGCGCAGGTCAGAGACGATCAGCGCCATGCCGTGGATCGACAGCGAATGCTTCCGCAGCGCGTTCATGACGGCCAAGCACGCGAGATCGCGCCAGTCGAACCGCCGTCGCTGACCGGGTTGCACCGTTGCAGACGGCCTGAATTGACCCCGCGCGATCCATTGGCTCAGTTCGCCGGTCGTCATTGCGCAGGCGTTGGCGACCTCGTGGACCGTCCACGTTTTCACGCCGCCACCTCATCCATCGGCCAGCAGTTCAGCTGCGAGAGTTCGCAGCGCATACGCTGCAACCAGCGGGACCACGCCGTTGCCACAGAGGCGAAGCCGGTCCACCCGGTGGGCCAGCCCATCAGCGCCTCGACGAATGTTGGGTTCAGCGTCCGGCGCGGCGCGGAGGTATCGCGCCCAGCCGTCGGCGTCGCCAGGACCTGGCGGCCAAGCAGGCCGTTCACCGGCGTGTTCGCCAATGTGGTCGCCCCGTCCTTGTGGTCCCGCGCCGTCGGCGTCATCCACATGCGGCTTGCGCTGCTCAGGTCGGCTGATTTGCGGTTGCCCGCGCTCGGTTTGTTCCCGTCCGTCGCCATCGGCGTCGGCCAGTCCCGCGCCATTTGGTCCAGACCCTTCTCGTCGCGCCGCTCGGCACCCCGGCTCCGGAAGCTGTCGGTCTGCGGGGTCGGCCACATCGCAGCCGAGGTCGCCAGGTTCATCCCGTGCTTGCCCGCTTCTTGTGAGGGCGTCGGTTTCGTCTGCCTGTTCTCGTTCGCGCTCGCCCGTGGCGTTGGCCAGAGCCGCAGCATCTCCGTGCGGTTTCCACCGCTCGAGCGGGTCCCGGAGCAGGCGCGCGGGGTCGGCCAGTTGGTCGCCCTCGCGGATTGCGAGGATGAAGAGCCGCTCGCGCTTGTGGGGCGCGCCGACTTCCGCCGCCGTAAAGAGGCCTGCCGCAAGGCGGTAGCCCATGCCGACCAGTCCGCTGGCGACTTCGGGGAAGCCGAGGCGGAGATGATGGGCGACATTCTCGAGGAAGATGAAGGGCGGCTCGACCTCGCCGATGATGCGGGCGACATGCGGCCAAAGGTGGCGCGGGTCGTCCGCGCCCCGGCGCTTGCCCGCGACAGAGAACGGCTGGCACGGATACCCCGCAGTGACGATGTCCACCGCGCCGCGCCACGGGCGGCCGTCGAAGGTGGCAACGTCGTCCCAGACAGGCGCGCAATCCAGGGCCGCCTCTTCCATCCGTGCCACGAGAATGGCCGCGGCGTAGGTTTCCCGTTCGACATGGCCCACAGTTCGATATCGGGGCAACGCGATGGTGAGCCCGAGGTCGAGCCCGCCTGCGCCGGAACAGAGCGAGAGGCCGAAAAGGTCTGCGGCTCCGGAACCGTGTCCGGAGGAAGGTAAAGCCAGGTCATGCATCGCCTCAGCGCGGGTTGGCCGTCAGATCGGCGAAGCTCTCGCCGGTCCCGTCCAGCACGGCCTCTTGGCCGGTGAATTGCTGCCACCGCTGCACGGCGACATCGACATAGGCCGGGTTCAGTTCGATCCCGTAGCAGACTCGACCCGTCGTTTCGGCCGCGATCAGCGTGGTGCCCGAGCCCATGAACGGCTCGTAGACCGCCTGACCCGGGCTGGAATTGTTCAGGATGGGCCGACGCATGCATTCGACGGGCTTCTGCGTCCCGTGAACCGTTTCGGCATCCTGATCCTTGTTTGCGATCTGCCAAAGCGTCGTCTGTTTGCGATCACCCGCCCAGTGGCCCTTACCGGTTTTCTTCACGGCATAGAGGCACGGCTCGTGCTGCCAGTGATAATCACCGCGGCTCAGCACCAGCCGGTCCTTGGCCCAGATGATCTGGGATCGGATGTTGAAGCCTGAGGCCTCAAGGCTGTCGGCGACCGTGGTCGCATGCAGCGCGCCGTGCCAGACATAGGCCACATCGCCCGGGAACAACGCCCAGGCATCGCGCCAATCGGCGCGGTCATCATTCAGCACCTTGCCGGTGCGCTTGGTGGCGGCAGCCCCTGCCTTGTTGCGCCAGCCAGGATCGTATTCGACACCGTAGGGCGGATCGGTCACCATCAGTTGCGGCTTCACATCACCCAGTAGCCGCTCGACATCGGTGGCCACGGTGGCGTCACCGCAGAGCAGTCGGTGCTTGCCAAGCACCCAAAGATCGCCTGGTCGGCTGATCGGAGTTTCAGGGGCCTCAGGAACATCATCCTCACCCTCTCGGGACGCAGTCTCAGGATCAACCTCTCCGGCCAACAGCGCCTCGAGTTCAGCGTCATCGAAACCGATAAGCGACAGATCGTAGTCCTCGGCCAGCAGGTCGTTCAGCTCGGCCGACAGCAGCGCCTCGTCCCAAGGGGCCTCGGTCAGCTTATTATCCGCAATCCGGTAGGCCCGGCGTTGGGGCTCGGTCAGATGACCGAGTACGATCACGGGCGCTTCGGTCAGCCCGAGCTGCGTGGCGGCCAGTACCCGACCGTGGCCCGCGATCAGCTCGCCATCGTCGGCGACGAGGCACGGCACGGTCCAGCCGAACTCGGCCATGCTGGCGGCGATCTTCGCAACCTGATCCGCGCCGTGCAGCTTCGCGTTCTTGGCGTATGGCTGGAGTTTGACCAGCGGCCACATCTCGATCACGTCCGGGGCAAAGCTCAGGGTCATGCGGGTCGGTTCGCCTCAATCGGGTGGACTCCGGACATCGGCAGCCAGCCTGGACTCCACGAGGGGTCCAGCGGCCATCGGGCGTGTCCAGCGTCAAAGGTTTGTTTTGTTGTGGTTTTCAGCGGATGGCGAGTGGATGCCTGCTAGGGGTGGCTTCCCAAAAAACGCGCCCTGTCGCTAGCGATATTGCGCGCTTCGCCCGCCCGTATAGGTTTACGGCCAGGAAGGACCCGTAAAGTCAGTGGGTTAGCCGCCTGGACCCCGGCTGGACCCTTCAGTGGCCCCCGGAAGCCAGCGCCGCAGGCCGTCCCGCGCGCGCCTCTCCCGAGTATATCAAAATTGATAGCCGACAGCGCCGTATTTGTCTTGGCGTTCGATGTCTCAGGGAAAATTGTCTCACATCGGCGAAGAGAGTTGACATCAGCTCAGCAAATTCCGTGATGCAACGCCACGTAAAGGCAGCTACTGGATTGCGAAACATACAATCTGTGAGCATGCAAATGGCCAATACACCACTCGACGACATCTTTAGGTCTATTGGTGAAGACGTAAGTGGCATTCTTAGTACAATGCCTGTTCCACTCGAAACGGCAGACCCACCCAACACCCTTGGGGTTTACATTTTAAGGGTGGAAAACGAAGTGATGTATGTCGGCGAGGCGAAAGGAAGCAAGGGCCTGAGAGACCGCCTTCTCTCAAAGCACATTTCGGGAGATGATAACCACGCGGTGCAAAGAGCTTTCAAGGAAGACTTTCCCGACCGCCAATTGCGTCGCGCGCACATCAAGAAAACTGTTTTCGCCCAATGGCGAGAGATCGAACATCCCGACAGAGTCTCGGCTGTCGAAAGGACTCTGATCTGGATGTTCTCGCCACCTTGGAACAGAAAATAATCATCTTGCCTTCGAGATAGTGTATTCCATCGAACGCCTCCGCGGCACCTGCTTTCCGTTTAGCTTCCAAACCATGACCGCCAGCCCGTATTGCCACCTGCGGTTCGCAGTCGCCCGGCTGATCCCCATCTGCCAGCAGATCGGTTTCCAGGGCGTACGCTCGGCACGGAGCCAAACGATCCGGGCATCATCCCGTTCCAGCCAGCGCAGCCAGAGCAATGCCTCCTCGGCTTCGGTGATCTGGCGCGGACCCGGCCGGGGTCGACGCATCTGGGGCTCCTGACCAACCTTGTCTGCGAAGCTGTGGAAATACTCGGGCCATGCATTGAAGAAGCCCTGCGGCATGACGCCGGGCAAGGTGCGGAAGACGTCGGCCGCGCTCTCCAGCCGGTCCTCCACCCGTGTGGTTGTCCAATCACCCATGACGTGCCTCGCGTTCCAGTTTGCCATACAGGCGCTCGCCAATCTGGCGCACCAGTTCGCGCTCGGGCCAGGTCAGCCGGTCATCGTCGACGGCTACGGCTAGCAGGCCTTGCTCTTTCCAGCCGTCGCGTTTGACCTCATCGGGGTGGCGACGATGGCCGCCATAGCCCTTGGGTGTGAAGCGCATTCCGGTCATTGCGCACCTCCATGGGTTTCCATGGCCCAGAGCAGGATCGCGATGGCATCGGCTTCGTTGTCGTCGGCCGGGCTGAACCCACGTGCCCGGGCGGCGGCGATCATGGCCTCCTTGTTGGCGTTGCCCTTGCCAGTTGCGAACCGCTTGATCGTTCCGACGGGCACGCCCTCGTAGGGCACACCGCGCATTTCAGCCCATGCGGTCAGGGTAGCCATCAGGCCGCCGTAGACGTGGGCTGCGTCAGTGCCCGCGTGGCGACGGACCTCCTCGAACCAGATGGCGGCGATAGGACCGGACAACCGCTCCAACTCGCCCAGCCAGTTCGTGAAGCGCAGGTATCGCATCCCACCGCCATCGAACCGGCCGTTGCGGAACGATGCTGTGCCGCTGGTGATCAGCCCATCGGTGCCATGCAGCGCCCAGCCCGTGGTTGTACCAAGATCGAGCGCCAGCAATGTGCGCTGGCCGGTGAACGCGGGCGGCACTTTCTGGATGGCTTCCTGATTGGGGTTGGTCATGGTCTGGTCCGCCATGGGCTTTCTCCTTTTGTGATTGTTTGCTCGAGGGGTGGAACGGGTCAGACTGCGACCCGAGAAATTGCCCAGGGGTAGGTGGTGGCTCTCCCCGCCTGTAGCGGGGAGGACAACTACCCCTTTAGGGGGGACTTTTCTGAAATCTGAAATCTGGCGTAGGACACTGATTTCATTTGCTAAATCCAGATTGTGGAGCAGATTTCGGAAACACCCTTCCGAAATCTGGAAAGGACCTTCCAAACCCCTGAAACCAAATGGAAAAAGCCAGATTCCAGATTTCAGCAGGATTTCAGATTTTGCAAAATCTGGCCAGATTTCGGGATTCTGCACCCAGATTTCGGAGGGCAAAACGACGTGTTTCATCATGCGTCCTCCGCCTCGCGATAGACCCAGACGGACGGGTTTTCGACGGGCAGGACGGCACCGGTCTGTGGACATTTGTAATGGCTGGGCAGGACGTCGATCAGCTCCGGCGTGACCTCTCCGGTGCCTGGATCGACATGCTCCCGGCTGGTTGCAAGACGCATGGTCTCGACGCAGAGATAGCCGTATTTGCTCCGCTCAGTCGCCAGATCCAGCGCCGCCGCAGCGGCCCCGCGAACGAACTTCACGTACCCTTTCGTGGTCAGCACGTTCAGCCGTTCGCGGATGATCGATTGCCCACCGAGCCCCCCTGTGTTCTCAAAGGTCTCAGCGAAATGGGTCATCGTGTACATCCGACCCTGCAGCGCCTCTTCGTACAGCAGACCGCAGATCACCTCGCCTTTGCGATCCCGTTCTGCGTCGTGCCTTGCGCCAACTTCCTGCCGGACGAGGCGCTCATTTATCGGATTGATCTCGACCCATTGGCCGCCAACCTTGTCGATCACCTTTGGCGGCAACGCGGGACCATTGCGCAGTTCGATCTCTAATTTGCGCTGGGAACTTTCTTCATCGGGCCGGTGCAGGATCAGGCCGGAGGTGTAGAACCCGCGGAGCGCGCTGGCGCCGGAGAGCGCGAGGAAGGGATCGTCCTTTACCTGCTGCTTGCTGAGCTTCTTGGTGTGGTGGATCAGGATGACGCCGCAGTCGGGATCGATATGGTCACGCAGAACCTCGACCCGTTCCTTCAGGAAAAACATCATGGCGGTGTTGTCGTTTTCGCCTCCGCCATCGGGCCCGCCATCAAAGAGGTTCCGGATCGGGTCGACGCAGAGGATGTCAGGCGCCGCTTCGGGGAAAGCCGTCTGGACAGCGCGGGCAACCCGCACGCTGCCCTCGTTGTCGAGCAGCATCTTGAGCTTTGGAGTGGCAACGAAGGTGTCGCGTGCGGCGGCCAACACCTCTGGCGGCAGCGCGATCTGTTTCAGCCTTTCGCGCAGGTAGTGATACTGGATCTCGGCCTGCAGATAGAAAATGCGCAGCGGACGCGGCGGGGTGAAGCCGAGGAACGGCACACCGGCCGCCATGTGGACGAGCCAGGAGATCAGCAGGTCGCTTTTGCCAACCTTCGGCGCGCCACCCAGCACCAGCAGCCCGCCCGGCGTCAGAACGCGTGGGGCGATGATGTCCTCAGGCATGGGGCTTTGGTCATCCAGCAGCGCGCCCAACGTGAAGGCGGGCATCTCAACCGGCCCCGGTGCGCCGGACTCCAGCCGGATCAGCGGCGGCCCGTATTTCTCGACATGCCGTTCCCAGAGCCGCTCTGACTCGCGCTTCAGCCGTTCCACGGGCCACTGGGGCCGCAGCATCGCGGCGTTGTAGCCGCAGATGCCTTCCCAGCCTTCGTCATTGGTCATCCGGCCCTCGTGGACCATGCGTATGAAATGCCCGATCGCGGCCGATGCCCCCTCGAAGCGGGACCAGTCGTCCTGAGCTCCTTCGCGCACCGGGGTCACCAGCACATGGTCCATCGCCGGTTTGTCGGGATGCGTAAACTCGGGCTGCAGGGCCACGCCCGGCGCGGGCGGCATGTCGGTGACGGCCTCGATGAACTCGGCCAGATCACGCTCGCGATCGGCATTCAGTTCAACGATCCGAACCTGCGTTTTCAGGCTGTTCTTGTAGTAGACGCTGCCTGCCACCCGGATCGGCTGGTGAGCCGAGCGGAAATGCATATCGCCGCCGACCTTCGCGGCAATGTCCCCGCGCAGGCGGCAGACACGGCGGATGTCATCGCCCTCGGCAGGCTCGGTCAGCGCCCACCAGACATGGGCTTTCCGCTGGCCCTCCGGTGTCACGCCACCGCTTTCCACCACCATGGTCGGTGCGCCGAGATGGCGTTCCAGGTGGGCGCGCTTGGCGGCAATGTCGCCGGTGTCGAGATCGACAACCACGGTCTGCATCTGCAGGATTTCGGCGGCTTTGGCCTGACCGGGTGCGGCCACGGTGCCGGGGATCACATAGACCGCTGCGCCTTCCCGCGAGGCCCATGTGGCGAAAGTCGCCATCTTCTCCGGCGCGGCCTGATCCGCCTCCAGCCAGATGTTGTGTGGACGACCATCAATGCCCTGGCCCTTGTCAATGAAGCTGCGGACCGGAATCAGCCCGTCGCAATAGCCGAAGACGACCTGCATGAATTGGGCGATCTGCGCAGGATCGGGCTCGTCGCCAAACACGTCAATCTGCGGGGCCGCGTCGTTGAAGTCGCGCCACGGGTTGAAATGGACGATGTTTTCCTTGGGTGCATCGGGCGTCGTGTCATCGCGCATGGTCGGGTCCCGCTCGGGGTTGGATGGGTCGGTGGGCTCATCGGTCATGTGGCAAGCCCCCAGCACCGCTCGGCATGGGCGCAGAACCGGCATTCGTAGAAATCGCGGTTGGCGGCGATGCGGGGCAGCAGATCACCTGCATCTGTGGCCTGCAGGATCTTCACTGCGCGGTCAGACATGCGCTGCGCGAGATCGGCATCGAAAGGGACGAGCTCATGGTGCAGCTCGGCCGTGTCCTTGTTGATCACGGTGAACAGCGCCGGTGCTGTCGATATCCCCGGCACCGAGGGTTCCATGTAGGCCTGGTAGATCGCGATCTGGGCGGCATAGACAGGCTTGGAAACCGTGACGCCGTCCTTGACGCAGGCGCGCCAGTTCTTCGCGTTCATGGTCTTGCATTCCCAGAGCGTCGGCGCGCGCATGCCAAGCGCTGCTGGGGCATCGGCGATGATCCCGTCGACGTGGCCCCGGATACGACCGCCCGCGACGGAGAAGCCGAACTGGCCACCATCGCGTTTTTGGGTCACCAGATCGATCCCGGCCGCGCGCAGCCAGCGGATCGCCAGATCCTCGAGTTGATGACCGATCGCGAAGATCCGCAGCGTCTGCCCGCCGAAGTCGGCACCCTCATCCTTGGGCGCACCGGCGAACTCGAACTGAAGCGCGCGTTCGCAAGCATGCCCGAGGCGCGACGCGCCGAGATAGGTCCGGGGCGGCGTGGCCGCGCGTTCGGCGATGAGGGCGGCGTCGACCAGCGCGTTGATCCGCTCGGCCATGGAGGGGCGTGGGTTGAAGTCCAGCATCAGAACGGCACCTCCGGTGTCTGGGCCCGGGCGATGTCGGACATGGCCTCGCGGAAGCCCTCGACGGCCTCTTCGATCAGGGCGCGCACCTGAGCCTCGGTCAGATCGGCAAATGCGGTCTGCCAGCCGATCTCGTCCATCAGCATGGCGATGCGTTTCATGGTGGCGGTGACGGCGGCGCGTTCTTCTTCTGTCAGGTCAACCATGGCAAAACGCTCCCGCGCCAAACGCGTCCACAAGCCTTGGCAGGGCATCGAGCAGAACCAGACCGATGGCCGGGGCCGTCTCGACCGGACCGGATTGCGCCAGCCAAAACCACGCGTGGGTTGCCGGCAGACAGCACAGAGCGTTCCACGCGGATGCCAGAGACGACGCCGCTCCTCGGCCGTGATGGGGGCTGAAGATCTCATGGATCATGCCGCCCTCCGTTCGGGACCAGCCACCGCATTTACGACCCCTTGGATAGCGCGCTTGTTGAAGCCGAAGGTCATCAGCGCCGAGGCGCGGTAGCGCGTCAGGCCGAAGTCGTGGCCACACTCGGGCGGCAGGTATTTCAATTGCTTGTCGGTCGGTGGCTGACGCAGCCACCCCCTTGTCTTGAAGGCGCTTTCATCACTCTCGTGGGTGTTGAGCCAATCATCGGCCTGCGCGAGGCAGACGGTGCGTTGGCCGACGCCCAACAAGCGTGGCCGCTCGCCCTTGGCCCCACCAATGGCGTACCAGACGCCCTCCATCCAGAAGATGCCGCCCCAGGCCGTGAAGCCCGTGGCCATAAGCGCGTCGTCCGTGCCGAAGAGATCGACCCATGCGAAACTGGACCGTTTCAGCAGATCGATCTCGGTCATGACAAAACCCGAGAGCGGCACTGCGTCCGCGCCGGTCTCGCCTTCGTCCTGCAGCAATACCTCGCCGCAGAGCGGGCATTCGGTGGCGGCGAGCGGGATCTCCGCTGCGCAGGCCGGGCAAGTTTTCGTCGGGGCCCCGCCGGTGCCGATCTTGCCATCCAGATCGACATCCTGTTCCAGCGTGCCGTGGATCAGGCTCGACGTACCGAAATCCAACACCACGCAGTCGGTCTTGACGATGCCGGGGTGCTCCTCCGGGTCGACCGTGCGCAGCCCCCGCCCAACCATCTGGATCATGGTGGATTTGTAGGAACTGGGGCGCAGCAGCACCACGCAGGCCGTCGGCGGATGATCCCAACCTTCAGTGAGCACAGCGACATTGACGACCACGCGGATAATGCCTGACGCGTAATCAGCCAAGATGGCCTTGCGGGTCTCAGAAGCCAGATCACCATGGATCAGCGCAGCAGTGATCCCTGCGGCGCGGAATGCCTCGGTCACATGGTCCGCGTGGGCGACGGTTGAACAGAAGACAACCGTTTGACGGTCGCCTGCCTTTTCGGTCCAGTGGCGGATCACCTCGTCGGTGACAGGCGCGCGGTCCATGATGCCCGCCACCTCGGTCATGTCGAAATCGGCACTGGTCTTGCGGACCGACTTCAATTCCTCCTGCACCCCCACATCGATGACAAAGGTGCGCGGCGGCACGAGGTGGCCAGACGCGATCAACTCGCCCAACCGCACCTGGTCGGCGACATTGTCGAAGACCTCGCGCAGACCCTTGCGGTCGCCCCGGGTCGGCGTTGCCGTCACCCCGAACACCCTCGCGTCGGGATTTGCATCGCGCACCCGGTCGATGATCCGGCGGTAGCTGTCCGCCACCGCGTGATGCGCCTCATCAATCACCAGAAAATCGAGGCGCGGCATGTCGGTCAGATTCGACGCCCGCGCCAGTGTGGGCACCATGGCGAAGGTGACGTCGCCGCCCCAGGATTTCTCTGTCGCGTCGATCACAGATGTCGACACCTCCGGCACCACGCGCTGAAACTTGGCGCGGTTCTGCGCCGTGAGCTCGTCGCGATGTGCCAGAACACAGGCTTTGGCACCGTCGCCGATCATCTCGCCGGTGACCGCCGAGAGCATGATGGTTTTTCCCGCGCCGGTGGGTGCCACGCCCAACGTGTTGCTGCGGGAGGCGAGCGCAGCAACACTGCGCTCGACAAAGATTTTCTGGCGGGGGCGCAGGCGCATGACCGATCCCCCCTTACTGAGCCCAGCTCGGCCGCCCGGGGGCACCGGGGTTGGCTGCTGGCGGATTTGACGATGGCGCTGCGGGTGCATTCTGCTGCGGGGCGTTCCCTGGTCCGGCGTTACCGCTGAACTGCAGGGGGGCCGTTCCCATGACCTGCGCATAATCGCGATGGTCAGGCGTGACCGCGCTGCGGATCTCGTTCTTGTCGTCACCGCTTGCATCGGTTCCAATAT